CCACCAGTTATACCTGCCACAAGAAGAAAGGCTAGTACACTAATAATGTTAAAAATACGTTGCATGGTAAAAGAAGCAATTTTAAAAGCTATTGCTCACACTAGCCTAATCGTTTTTATGAGCTTGGCTGCTCTACTTCCTCTTCAACCTGTGTTGCAACTTCAGCTTCAGATTCAACAGGAGCTAGTAAAGAATCAAAAGCCTGCAAACCACCTTCAATCATTGCAATTTTCTGACTAGCATCAGCAACTACAGACTGGGCTTGACCTAAGCGATCTCTTTGAACTTTTAATTCTTCTTGCCATTGAAGAGATTGTTTCTGCACTGACTCAGGAGTTAATGTCATAATTTAATATTTAGACTTTCCAAGTGTAACTGCTGCGTCTATATCTGTAAAAGATTCGGATGTCCAGATAGAAGTCGTTCCATCTTCCTTCTTATATGCCTTAATAATTTCTAGGTGATCAACATTCCTTTTGAGGGTTGCTTTGTCATCATCAGTAATTGTTGATTGAGCAGCAATGGAATTGATAAGAGTGACGGAATCACCAGCCGCAGAGAAAATCTGTGCAACTTCAGCAGCAGTACGTTCAGCCATTTAATTAAGCAGGTTTTGGATTGTCTGACTTTACTTTAGCTACATGATCTTTCCATGTCGTTGTTCCATTTACAGCGTCCCAATACTGCATGTCTAGCTGATCGCCAATAGAAGCAAAAGCATTAGCTCTATCTGACTTATATTTAATAGCCGCAGCTTCAGTATTTAATGTGGTACGTGCTGTATCTATCTCTGATTGTACGAGGGTAATTGAATTACCATCTTTATCAAAAGCACCCTTGCTATCGTCAATAGTGACGGCACTTGGATAAGCTCTCCTAATTGCTTCGTGATCTAATGACATTATGCGGCTACCTCCATAAGTGTGATTTGAGACGTATTTCTAACTCCATAGACTTCATCTGGGTCTGACCCAGTTACCATATTCATATACATACTACAGCTAGATTCTCCAAATAAGGCGGCGATTCTAAATCCATAAGTAATCTGACTTGTTGTAGAGGGTGAATCTAAATAGTTTACTGCTAAAGCCATCATATTAGAATTATGAGGAGCTGCGATTGTTGCTCCCATTCTCGCTCTATTGCTTCCAGCTTGGTCTCCTAAATAACCAGTAAGATTAGTAGAATCTCTATAAATATTTAAACCCATTGTTGCTTGACTTAGGCTACAAGCAATAGTCAAACTACCAGTAATCAGAATTTTACTACTTGAACTTTTGGGCGTAATTTGAGCCGTCATTATATTATTTGTAAATGAACCTGACGTTAAACTATCTTGAGAATATCTTGTTTTAGAAACGGTGTTAACTACTTGAACAATATGTCCTGGTATGTATGAAGTACCGTCACTGTTTAAGACGATATTATTAGAACTAGATGAAGCATGTTTAACATTTGTAGTTGCTATTGTACTCATGCTGCTACCTCCATCGCTGTTATAACACTTATCATTCTAGGAGTAAGAGCGCTGTCGCCATCATTTTCCGCACCCGATCTATTCACATAGACAGTACTATGTTCACCCATCATTTGCATTTTATAAGTGACTTGGCTTGTTGTATTAGGTGAATCTAAAAAAGCAAAAGGAAACGCTGGTGAACTATCTGCATGTGCCATCCCTTGTGTACCTACAGTACAACGAGTCCTATTACCATCAGCAGCACCAATTCCAATAGCTGTACTATCTCTCATTAGCTGTAAAGCCATTCGATAGGCAGCACTGGTGCTTTGGCTGATAGTAGCGAATCCTGTTATATAAATTTTATTTGAAGAATGTGTAGGAGTAATATTAACCGAAAAACCTGTTATATCAACAAAAGATGAGTTTGCTGCACTACTTGACCACGTATCAGTTTTAGCCGTAGAAACAACTTGAAGTAATTTTCCAAAGCTTTGTGATGTGCTAGGTAATGTAAAAGTTACGTCTGCACCACTTGTTGAGTTTGGAGGTGCTAAAGAAACGGAACCTCCCCCGCTTGCGGGTATTAATTTAATTGCTGCCATTTATAATTCTCCAATTTTTTCTATAATAATATCTAGCTGCACACCACCGTCAGCCCACGTAGATCCAACAAGAGTATCGTAGTTATTCCAGTTAGGTTTTCCTTGTGAAGTTGCGTGAGATACACCTTTAGTACCACCAGCCCATTGTTGTAGTTGATAGGTAGCACTTGTACTATCTACTTTATATAAAACATCACCGTCTTCCGCCATATCTCCTGAACCAGTTCTTGCTGAAACACCTACAGCATCTGAACTACCACCTTTAGTAACTCCATATACTGTCCATAAATCACCTCCAGAATCTAGTCTATAACGTATGTATAGATGGTAATAACCAGTACTAGCATGTGTCCAATTATTGTTTCCTGTAGAACCAGTTATCCCATGCTCTTCTTTTACCTCAGTAATAGGTACTTGCGTACCAGCGCTAGTACTTGCAACCGTTACTGAAGACTGCGTAGTATAAATAAAATGAGCAAAAACTCTTTGTAATCCAGTAGCTAACGTATCTTCATCTACTACTCCATCAGGCAATCCTCCAACAGAAACACCTGAAATAGTACCGTTTCCATTAATTGTTATTGCCATTTAAATAATCGTCCAAGTTTCACCAGTTCCGACTGTAACTGTTACACCTGAGTTTATAGTAATGGAACCAAAACTGCCAGCATTTTTCCCGTTTGTGATTGTGTAATCTGCTGTGACGGCTTGAGCATTTTCTATAAATACACCATCAGTTGATATTCCATTATCTGTCGCTTCGAGTCCTACACCTGGAACTCTGAACTTGGTAATAGAGGTATTACCTAGAGTTATTTCATTAGTAGCATCAACGGCGCTTGCATCCGCTTCATATCCAATGCAGGTTAGGTTTGAGCCTGTTGTGACGGAATCCCCCGATTTATATCCAAAGAAAGAAAGCGAGTGTGCAGTGGTAGCAAGTTGCCCTGAACTTTCACCTATAAAGCAACAATACGACGCAGTAGTAAGTGCCGATCCAGCAAAATTACCCAGTGCACAGTTCCTAGAACCTGTAGTTAAAGCATCTAACGAATTTCGACCATATGCCGAATTTTGCTCGCCTGTTGTATTGGATCCTAAAGCGTTATAACCTACGGCAGTGTTATAACCTCCTGTTGTATTTGCTGTTAACGCTAAACTTCCTACAGCAGTCTGTTGACTTCCTGTCGTATTAACTTTAAGGGTATTTTGACCACAAGCTAAATTGTAATTTCCACTCGTATTAGCTCTTAACGCATCCGATCCAAACGCTGTATTTCCTGTTGCTGTATTAGCAGTTAAAGCATAAGCTCCAACAGCAGTGCAATCAGCTCCTGTTAGGTTGGAATATAAAGCACTCCGACCTATTGCAAC